AGTTTATTTATTTAAAGAAACCAAATATCATTCAAGAGAATGTCATCTCATTTATTCAAGACTTTCCACATGAACTCGGTCTTGACAAATACATAGATTATGACTTACAATTTGAAAAGAGTTTTTTAGACCCACTCAAATCTATTCTTGATGCGGTTGGGTGGAATGTGGAGAAAACAGTAAACCTGGAGTTATTTTTTGCCTAATGGATTTACCTATTAACGACAAAGAATTAGCAACATTAGTAAGTGTAATGCGCCTTGGTGGTGATGATGCACTTTATCAAAAAATGAAAACTATTAAAAAGGTTAGGGATGAAAATCCCGATGGACCTTATAAGAAAATTTTACGTGAACAGTATAGGATGGTATGTTGATGGACTTTTTAAAGGATATAGTAAAAGAGATTGGAGATGACTTTACCAAACTCGCATCAGACATCGAAGAAAGAGAAACGTTCGTGGATACAGGGAGTTATATATTTAACGCAATGTGTTCGGGTTCCATTTTTGGTGGTGTTTCTGGGAATAAGATTACTGCCATTGCTGGTGAGTCTTCTACTGGCAAGACTTTCTTTAGTCTCGCTGTCGTTAAAAATTTTCTTGACAGCAATCCTGATGGTTACTGCCTCTATTTTGATACTGAAGCTGCAGTTAATAGGGGTCTTCTGGAGAGTCGTGGAATTGATTTAACTCGTTTAGTCGTAGTAAATGTGGTAACTGTTGAAGAGTTCCGTAGCAAGGCACTCAAAGCAGTGGACATGTATCTCAAAACAGCAGAAGATGATCGCAAACCTTGCATGTTTGTGTTAGACTCTCTTGGTATGCTTTCAACTGAGAAAGAGATTACTGATGCACTCAACGAAAAGCAGGTTCGTGACATGACAAAATCACAACTTATTAAAGGTGCCTTCAGGATGTTGACACTCAAGTTGGGACAGGCTAACATTCCAATGATAGTTACCAATCACACTTATGACGTTATCGGATCTTATGTTCCTACTAAAGAGATGGGAGGTGGTAGTGGTCTTAAGTATGCTGCCTCTACCATTATTCATCTCAGCAAGAAGAAAGAAAAAGATGGAACAGAGGTCATCGGAAATCTTATCAAGGCAAAGACTGCTAAGTCACGTTTAAGTAAAGAAAATAAGGATGTCACTATTCGTTTATTTTATGATCATCGTGGACTTGATAGGTATTATGGTTTACTTGAGTTAGGTGAACTTGCCGGAATGTGGAAGAATGTTGCCGGTCGTTATGAAATGACGGTTAATGGTGAGACTAAAAAAGTTTATGCTAAGGCAATTCTCAAAGATCCCGATACCTATTTTACCGAAGAAGTAATGCAGCAACTTGATGCTGCCGCAAAAAGTATTTTCTCTTATGGAACGGATTGAGACTACAATTCTCAGAAATTTAATATGTAACGAAGATTATTCTCGTAAAGTCATTCCATTTATAGAACCAACATATTTTGAGCAAAGAAGTGAAAAAGTAATCTTTGAGGAGATTACCCAGTTCATTGTAAGGTATGGTGCTTCCATTACAACAGAAGCACTAAATATTGAGGTTGAGAATCGAACAGATCTGAACGAGAGTGAGATTAAAGAAACCAGAGACATCTGCAATTCGTTTACAGATTCTCCAGTAGATAATGAATGGTTATTAGATACTACCGAAAAGTGGTGTCGTGACCGTGCGATTTATATTGCACTGATGGAATCTATCCACATTGCAGATGGAAATGATGAGAAGAAAAGTAGGGATGCAATTCCTTCTATTCTTTCTGATGCACTGGCAGTTTCTTTTGATAATAACATTGGACACGACTACTTACAAAACTATGAAGAAAGATATCAGTATTATCACAGGAAGGAAGAGAAGGTTTCGTTTGATCTCGAATATCTTAACAAGATTACGAGCGGGGGCATATCTAATAAGACTCTTACTATCGCGCTTGCTGGTACTGGTGTCGGCAAGTCTTTATTCATGTGCCATGTTGCTAGCTCCGTGTTGCTCCAAGGGAGGAACGTACTGTACATTACAATGGAGATGGCAGAGGAGAAGATTGCTGAACGAATTGATGCAAACTTATTAGATGTTGCCATTCAAAACATTGTAGATTTGCCTAAGTCAACATTTGAGAATAAAGTAACTAAGTTAGCAGCAAAAACTCAAGGCACACTTATAATTAAAGAATACCCTACAGCATCTGCACATAGTGGACATTTTAAAGCACTTCTTAGCGAGCTTGCACTTAAGAAGTCATTTAGACCTGATATTATTTTCATTGATTACCTCAATATATGTGCTTCCTCCCGTTATAAGTCAGGCATGTCTGTCAATTCATATAGCTATATTAAGTCTATTGCAGAAGAACTTAGAGGGTTGGCTGGCGAAGCCGAGGTCCCTATCGTATCTGCCACCCAGACCACTCGTTCTGGTTATGGTAGCTCTGACGTTGACCTTACTGACACTAGTGAGTCCTTTGGTCTCCCTGCTACTGCTGATCTTATGTTTGCCCTTATTAGCACTGAGGAACTTGAACAACTTGGGCAGATAATGGTGAAGCAGTTGAAGAATAGATACAATGATACTGTAGTCAATAAGAGATTTGTTATTGGAATTGACCGTGCCAAGATGCGTCTTTATGACTGTGAACAGTCTGCACAAAATGATATACTTGACTCTGGACAAGAAGAAGAGTATAATAACGAGGATAGACCTAAGAAATCATTTGAAGGATTTAAATTTTCATGACCGTAAATACTGACGCATATCTTGAGTTTGTGAATGCCGTCACATCTCAACCCAGTCAAGATGCAGATGCTTTTGAGTATCGCATTCAAGAACTTCGTGGAGAAGGTCTTGAAACTCATCGACTTCTCACTGCCTCTGTTGGTATGTGTGCCGAAGCAGGTGAGTTTACTGAGATTGTGAAGAAGATTATTTTTCAGGGTAAACCTGTAAATGAAGAGAACTTGTATCATATGAAGCGTGAACTTGGTGATATTATGTGGTATGTTGCACAGGCATGTATGGGTCTTAATATTTCTCTTGATGATATCATTGAGATGAATGTTGATAAACTCAAATCAAGATATCCTGGTGGAGAATTTTCCGTAAAACATTCCGAAGTCCGAAAGGAAGGTGATGTGTAGTAGTGAAGGTTAAATAACGTGTTATTGATATTCGTCAGGCAATTATAAGTCTTGATAAACAAATTGGGGAAATTTTGAATGATAACGAAAGTAGTTGAATCTATTGCCAAGAACGAACTCTACATGGGTTACATCTTTGGCATCATGATCTTGGGCGGATTCATCCGAGAGTATGGTGCTCTTGAAGATGTTTATTCATTAGCAAAGAAATACATTAAGGACAATCGTGTTCTTGTTATTATCACCTCATTGCTAGGTGGTATCCTACCTATTCCTGGTCGTGTTGCATTGTCTGCACCACTCCTAGATGCCATCGCACCACAAGATCAGGAACGCCGTTCTGATTTTGGTGTGATTGATTACTTATCAGTCCATCACTATTATTGGTGGTCTCCTTTAGAGAAAACAGTTGTTCTTCCTATGGCAGTGATGGGTGTATCCTATGGAACTTTCCTAGGATATACTATTGTTCCTTTGATTATCACCTTGGCATATACTTGGTGGTACATCTTTACTAAGGTTCCGGCATCATTTGCTGTCCCTAATCTAGAGTATGTTCGTGAGTTCAACTGGAGACGTGCCATTACTGGGTGGGCACCACTTATTGCCACTATTATTCTTCTATTGAATACTGGTAAAGGTGGAGCAATCTTCTTTTTCCCTTGGTTCCTTGGAATGGCAATTTACTATTCTATTGTGTTTAAGGATTGGAAATGGGGTAAGTGGTTGGACGGTAAGTTTGCTATTATTGCTACTCTTGTTCTTGCTCTTGGTGGTGTAGTGGGACTGATTAAAGGACCAGTCATGGATTATCTCAAGGCAGCAACGCCCGAAATGTTGATTCCTGCATCTTTAGTTGCTATGGTTGCTGCTTATGTTATGGGTTCATCTGGTAAGTATGCTGGTATGACTTCTGCACTTGTGGCAATCTTTGGGCCACAGTATCTTGTTTGGTTTCTCTGTACTGAGTATTCTGGATACTTAATCTCACCAGCACATAAGTGTTTGATGATCGGGCAACAATACTTTGGAACACCAATTCGTAAATACTATATTGTTCTTACCCGATTGTGTGTCATACTTATTGGATATGCTGCACTAGTTACTTTTGTATTCTAAAGATGATGAAGGGTGGTAGTATAGTGTGGTTGATACCAGATGTAATTTATGGTATTGAGATATTAAATGATAGTGATATCATCTATAAAACAGAAAGGGAATATCTAAATACTATTAATAGTATGAGGGTAATGGATTATGAATAAGATAAAAGCTGGATTTGATAAGGTGGTTGAATGGG